CTCATATTTAGCAGTATATCTAGCATAATTGAAACTAAATAGCACCATATCAGACGGATTAAAATTACCGCCCGAATTGGATCCCATTACTACAGGATCACTATTAACCCGAAAAGTAACTCGAGCAACTATATGTTTTCTTTCCAAAAGGTATGAAAAATCCATCTCATCAGGGGAAAAAACTGAATTTTTCGCCGAATCAACTCCATTGTCTGGTGAAATGGCTAAAGCAACGGAATTATCAACTCCTTCTCCGTTGCACATCCTCCAGGCTACGGCAGGTGAGACATTCTTGGCAACTTCGACATTGATTGGTTTAGACCAACCATAATACGAAGAAACCTTATTAAATGCCCTCGCCACCCAAGTTAGAGGAGGAACAAAAGTTCCTACAACTGGTATTTGTTGCAATGCAGTGGAAGCTAACTCCAAACCATCAGCAACAGCACCAGAAATTTTAGTGACCAATCCTGTTTTAGCATTTTCAGCTAAATCTGAATCTCCTGATTGAGCCATAGGAACTGTCAATACAGGATTCTTCAACATACCATAAATTTCAACCCTCAATGAATAAGGTACAGTAGCTCCTCCTAACGCTGACGCTACCATTAATTGAAGCATGACAGTCTCGCCAATTCCGCCGGTATGATACGCTTCAAGGTCACTTATGAATCCTACTTTAATTAAAGCATTATTCATCACAGAAATATTAATGAGAACATGAGGTAAATACGACAAGCTTTGTATATTTGTAATATTAGTCCCCATATTCGGTGGAACCAAAGCTGCCATTAAAGCACCTTGATGAAATGGTTGTGGATTCAGTTTAATATAGATTTCCATACCACATTTTATATACTTATGGTTACTAATCTTCTCTCTTATATACGGATTCGTCAACAATTCATCTAAAGGTGAAATTAAAGCAAACAAAGAATCATCAGGTTGTGTTGATGACCATTCTACCTCTTTTATCTTAACTGGTCTCTCCAAGACCTTGGGCAACGGGAAGGTGTGACCTCCTATACCTTTAGATTCTATCATGGAAGGCAACTCCATAGGTTCCATTATTTTTTGTTCGTCCCCATACAATAGATGTTGATCTATAGCACGGGTTTCTTCTTCATAATTTAGCATAGTTTCAGCTTGCTCTGCTGTAGTCGAGCCAGACGTGGTTGATGACGCCGCTCTGATTTTCTCATTAATAGTTGTAAACATCTTCATTCTTGAGATCTTCTAACGTGTTCAATCTCATTAACGTGATTTTTAAAAGTCTATCATTGACTTAATACTAGTATCTATCGTGTTCACCTAGACTAACGGAGTGTTTTTAACGTCATCTCAAGACGGGGTTTTCTAAAACATAATCAGAAATAGGTATATTTGTCAGGATTTATGACATGTCTATGAGCTTTTTCACCAGACATATGATACTGTCGATATCCAATACATTCTCCATAACTCAATTTGTATTGATCCAAATCAAGTTTATTGTTTGAATTGTACACGCCTGACTCCCTAACTTCAACTATATCATATATGTATTTATGAAACTCTCTCCCATATAACGAAGCTTCAAATAACAATCCTGAAACATTCTGACCTGATGAGCTAATCAAATGCTCTCTGCTCTTGCACCAAAATAAGCTGTTAAAAATAGATTCTCTAATCAAAAGTCCCACTGGTTTCTTATCCATACTACAAACAGCGAAATACCGTTTTAAGAATGTGCAATCTTCC